GAGCTCAGCGTTCCCAATTCCTGATGGGGATAGCGTCAGCGACAAATCGTTGTCGTCAATTGCCGATTGAAGCGTTCCGCCGCTCAATGCGGGAGCCTGCGCCCTGTCGCCGTCAGCCAGCTTCAGCACGTCCTTTGCAGTGATCGTGAACAGGCCATCGTAGCTTGGCCCTTCGAGGTTCTCGATCACGAAACTGCGGTTCTCCATGTCGCCGATGGCGTCGCCCAACAAGCCGCGAATAACGCGAATGGACCGACCCTGAAGGAACGGATGCCGTGTGCGGAATCGACCCCAGTGCGTGCCCTGCTCATAGGGATTGTATGTCCGGTCGGTCACATATTTATCGTATCCAGCGCCTGTGTCTGGGTGCTTGTGGTCCCTGAACTCCACCGTCAGCGAAGCGCGCTGGCCTAAGTCCTTTCCCAGAGAGACGATGCCAGGCGTGAACTTAACGTCGGTGATCGAAGGGATCGCATCAATCTCCTTCGGCAGATACTCAGCGTTCTTAGCGAAGCGCAACGTCGCGCCAGCATCGGTGAAGTTAGCGATGTCCTGACAGGTGAAGCGGCTGTTGAAGCACTTGATCGTTCCGGTGGCGAAGGTGCCAGCCTCAAGTGCACCAGTCACTGTGAAGTTGCCGCCCGTACCGATATTGGTTTGAAAGCTGCCGAATGGATTGCCCAGATACACCAACGGCTGCGATCCAGTCGGCACGTCGCCGAGCGTGCCGAGGAAAACCGGCCTGCGGTCTGCGGTGATGAACTTGCGACGGTTGGCCTCAATCGAGAGATCGATGTAAACGCCTGGTGCGAACCAAAGCTCGGCCATCTCGCCGCCAAAGATACGCTCGCCGTTCGGCGTCGCACCAACACCCCAGTCCGCGAGCGTAAAATCAATCGTGTCGTCAGTCCAAGTGTTCACGTCGAAATTGTCAGCAACGTCATTCAAATACATATGCCGCTTCGCAGTATTCGACATATCGACCGACGCGATGCAGTGGACCCATCGACCTTCAGGTATCGGATCGGCTGACAGGATGTTTAATATTTCAGACGCTGCGCTGTTGTATCCGACAACATTAAAGTTGGCAATTCCAGATGCAAGCACAGCTCGCGTCAATGACTCTGTAACTCCACCATTCAGGGTACTGGTGCCGACAATCATCCTCCCATCAAGCTCACCGACGTTGCGCTTGACCCACACGCTCACCGTCAGCATCTTGCTGTCGGCTGCGCCGGTTAATCCTGCTCCGCGTTCGAGCCAATCGTTTGTGCCATCGAACAGCACGGCGTCAGGATCATCTTGTGGAAGTAGATTCGACAACTGCGCTGCGCACGGCGACACGCCGTAGGTCAGCGAGCAGTAATCGCAATCAACCTCGACATAGGTCAGGCTCTTGGTCACGTCACGTTGCCCTGGTACTTGATAGAGACGCCGATGCGATCAACCACGGTGTTGACCTCGGCGATTGGGTCTTCGCGCATCCACACGTAGCCAACGTCCTCCGGATGCTCTGTCGGAAACCATGCGAAGAAGAACGGCACCTCGTCTGTCGCATCAACGAATGGCTTGAAGTAGGTGCGATACCAACTCGACGTGAAGAACGCGAAGTCGGCCTGACCCTCGCTCCACTGGCCTAGTACGATGCGGCCGAGGAACTTGCCGTTCTCGCTGCGGCCGGACGAGATGTCTGACCTGCGACCCATCGGGATTGGCGTGTGCGTGGTGTCGACTCGCACACTGCGCTCCAGCACCAGGAGTTGGCCGCAGTAGACGACGCCAGCCTGCGGTGCCTCGTCTCCACCCTCGATCTTCAAGCGAACCCCGAGATACATCCCCGGCATGAAGCGGAAGATCAGCGGTGCATCATCGACCGGTGTATATGATGCTGGCGATCCAAAATTGATTGGCGTCCACACGTCGGGCGAGAAGCCGGGAACGATCACCTCCACCGTCAATATCGCGCCGATATCGCCGAAGTTATGATTTGCGATGGCGAGATAATTGATAGTATCGCTGCCGCTCAGTGCTATTGTGATGTACTCAGTCGTCAGTGGCGAGAACGTGTCGCCCTTCCACGGCGGATGCGTCGAAGGGTTTGCAAGATTGCTCGCTGGAAACTCCGACTCCTCGGTCGTCGTTGTTATGTTGGAAGTTGTTACCACATTATCGTAGCCGATCACCGGATACGATGCATCGGCAGAGCCGAGAGCAACAACGTCGTCCGAGATAACGATCATGTGGCGACCTTCAATTTGTAGCCGTCGCGGTTGGCACTGTTGAGACTGTCGATCAGGTCTCGCAGATCGTCCAGCGTCAGCATGTCGGTGAGGCGGCGACCGCGCAGCGTGATCTCGGTGCTGCCACTGCCGGTGCTGCCTGTCGTTCCTGGAGTTCGCACGTCCACCATCTCTCCGGGCGTCGCCATGAAATTGATCATCTGCGAGTCCATGCCACCGCTGCCGCCGACGCGGAACGAGCCGCCGCGAGCAAAGCCTTGAGATGCAATGGTTGCTATGGAGGCCGCCCCTTGTGCTGCTACGACCGCGGCAGCCACATAGCTCGCCGGTGGCGGCAAGGTAGCCAGCGCCTTGGTGATCGCGATCTGCGTGTTGATGATGACCTGAGCGATACCGAATGCCTTCGATGCAATGCCCAGCGCCTTATTATCTTTTCCAACGGCACCAAGAAGGCTCGAAAACGATCCAGCAATATCGGCCATCGCGCTGCCGATAGCAGCCGATGACAGCTGGAACTTCTCCTTCACCTTCTCCTGTGCGCGAGCCAATTGGTCAGAAGACGCCCCGGCTGCAATCATCGCCGTGGTCGTTTCTTGCATCTGCACGCGGTAGGCTTCTTCAGGCGCGAGGTTTTCCTTGACGAGTTGGATACCCTTGATCTGCGTCGCCGCATAACCTGCGGCAGCACCGAGCTTCGTCAATCTGTCGATCTCGGCCTGCGTCGCAGGCGCGCCGTCCTCCAGCGCCTTCTGCTTCCCAAGCTGCACGATGCGATACGCCTCAGCCGCAGCAGTAGACATCCTTGATGTTGCTATCTCGATTTGCTGCGCGGCGTTCGATTGCTCGACCGTCTTGATGTACGTGCCGAGCGCGTCTTTGCTGCCGAGCGCAGCAACGTTCAACTCTTTCTTTGCACCAGCCAAGCCAAGTGTGGCGCTGATCGCCGCGAGCGTGATCGGCGGCAGCGCCTTTTGTGCATCGGCCAACTGCCTCATGAGGCGTTCTGACTCTTGCGTGACAGCGTTGAAGTCACGCCATGCCTTGATCGATGCTTCCGTGAACGGAATTTGCGACAAGGCATTCGTGAGAGCGGTCCACTCTATCGGCAGACGCCTGATCGCCAAGCCGAACTTCTCGATTTCGTTGATGACACCGACGAACATCGAGCCAATGATACTGCCTATTGTGTTCATACCCTCGGTATCTTTGGCAGCACGGACCATCGCCGCCGACATCTTTTCAAGACCCGGCAACATGCCCTCGGTGATCTTGAGGATGATGCCGTCCTTGACTTTGCCAAGCCTCGTCAGATTATCGTTGAAGGCTTCCGCCGACTTCGCGGTCTTGCCGCTGATGACGATGCCGAGTTGCTCGGCCTCGTCCATCATGGCCTTGAGGCCGTCCTTGCCAGCGTTCAAAAGCGGGATCAGGTCTTTGCCAGCCTTGCCGAACAAGATCATTGAGATCGCAGTCTTGCCTGCGCCGTCCTCGATCCCCTCGAATGCGCCGGCAACCTCAGTCATGATCTCGCTTGAGGACTTTAGCTTGCCGCTGCTGTCTGTGACGCTGATGCCGAGTGCGCGAAACGCCGCAGCCGACTTGCTGCTTGGTTCGGCCAGTGCCTCGACCATCGTCTTCGACAGCTTGCCAAGGCCAGTGCTCAATTGTTCGATGCTGACGCCAGACAGATCAGCAGCGTGAGCCAGCGCGGACAGTTCTTCAACAGGGACGCCGACCTTCTGCGCCATCTTGCCAAGTTCGTCGGCGCGGTCGATGGCATGACTGACAGCGACACCAACGCCTGCCAAAGCACCGGCCAGTGCTCCAGCCATGACCGCGCCAGCCTTAGTGATCCCAGCGCCAAATGCGTCGAGCTTCTTCGATGCGCCCTTCAGCCCAGTCTCAAACGACGCGGTGTCGGCTCCGAGTACGACCCGCAATGCGCCAATGATGCTGCTGCCCGCCATCTCAGTTCACCTTGTCAGGTTGCTTCGCATTCATCCAGGCATCCATTACTGCCAACTGCTCCTGCCACGTCTGCCGATTGCGCGACGGCGTTCTCATCAACAAGTTCGACAGTTTCGGCATCTTCTTCATGCGTCCGAAAGCCGCGATATGCCACGCGATAGACATGCTCTGGTTTATCTCGCGAACGATCTTCCTGTTCTCCGCCGAGATCGACGCCATCACCTGACGCGGCGTTGAACTCCAGTAATCACACGGATTCAAACCAAGCTCTTGCCAGTCCTTCAGGATGCCAAGCCAATTCCAGCTTTCGCCGGACGACTTGGCTTCTGAGGGCGGTCCGCACCATTATTTGTCTGCGGTTCAGGAAACGACAGCGAGAAGCCATCGGCGATCAACTCGACTGCCTTGGACAAGCCGCCCATCTCTGTCATCACGTCGCCAGCCTCGGTCAGCGTCAGCTTCGGATGATGCTCTCGGAGACCAGCCCACAGGATCGCCCGCACCGTGGAGAACCGCAGCACTTCAGGATTTTTCTCGGCGTTGACCATGTCCTGACTGATCGAGATGATCGACCTGTCGAGAACGCTCTCTACCTCGCAGATCGCATTCGTGCTGAATCGAAACGTGTAGCTCTTGTCGCCAGCCTCGAAACCGATCTCGCCTCTGTGCTTGTTGGCCATTGATCCTCCTATCAGGTCACAACGCCACGAGTGATCGCGCCGGTGACCTTGAACGTGACCGTGGCGGTCATCTTGTCGTCGGTCGGCACCGTCGGCTCGTAGTTCTGAAGCTCCGCGTTGAACGTGTGGGTGACGCCGTTCGGATAGCGGATGCGGCACTGCCTGCGCCGCGACACGCCGACGGCAAGCTCCAGGATTTCGTGAAGCTCGGTGTCGCCAACCGAGCCTGGAATGTAGTTCATCTCGAACGAGCACTCGCCGCCGTCGATCAAGCCGGAGATGAACTCGCGGCGTCGATCAGGCGACTGCATGTGTGTCACGTCGATCTGATCCACCGTCGCGGACGGCGGAGTGATGTTGAAGATTTCGCCGAGCGAGATGTAATCGGTCGGCGAGTTGCCGGACGTGGCAATCTCAAAAGACGAGCCATAACCAAGCATAGCTTCGGAAGCAGCCATAGGAGTTCTCCTTCGTCAGTAACCGCAGAGAACCCCCTGCGGATTGGGGATTACGTCTTTAGCTTCGCGGCCTTGCGCGCGAGCCGCTTGGCCGCCTTGTCGATCTCAGCCCACATCTCGGTTTTGATGGTGTCGAGCGCAGGCATCGCACCGCTGTCCCATGCCGGACGCATGTAAGGCTTCGGTGCCTGATGGACCGAGCCAAACTCCTGCACGATGGACTTCGACGAGCTTCGCGGC